TAACTGCCTATGACACCGAGTTTTCACAGGACGACCACAACATGGTGACTGTTTCTGCCGCTGACGGATTCTTGAATCTGTCCACAACGACAATCACCGAGTTCACGCCACCTGCCGAGAAGTCGGGGGCAAGAGTTGACCGAATCTTGGCACGCCCAGAGATTGCATACCCGATTGACCCTGCACCAATCATTGCCGAAGGCGTAGCCAATCTGTCGCCTCTGACCGTGTCATCACAGGCGGCGTTGACGTATCTGAACAAACTGATTGAGACGGCAGAACAAGGACGTTTGTACGTCAACAGGTCTGGTTCGTTGGTGTGGGAAGCACGAACACCGAAAGCAACAGCAGAAACACCGTCAACGGCATTTGCTGATGATGGTGTGGGTATTCCGTATCAGACATTGGAAGTCAACTATGAGTGACGCAGTTGTTAGAGCGTTCTCCATCACGCCAATCAGCATCATCAATGACGTGACTGTTGAGGTTGAACCGACACCAACAGAACCAACACCAACGCCACAAACCACCACGGACACAACATCGCAAGAGAACTACGGCGTGCAATCAATCGTCGTGCAATCGCTACTTGCCACTGACGAGGACGCAGAACTGTTGGCGGACTATCTGATACGTCCTGAGCCAAACTTTTGGTACACAGGGTTGACCGTCAACATGGCACGTTTGACCAATGCGCAACGCATCACCGTGTCACAGTTGGAAATCGGCTCGTTTGTCAGCGTCACCAAGTCCTACAAATACGGCACACCATCAATCGTCCAAAAAAATCTGTATGTGGAAGGCATCGAGCATCGCCTCACACCAAGCGGTCACACCGTGCAGTTGTATTTCTCGCCTGTTGGTTTCACGCAAGAATGGGACGAAGTTACACCGACGCTCACATGGAACGACGTGGCAGATGGTCTGTCATGGACTAACCTCATCTGGACAATCCTGTAAGGACGCATCATGGGAACCACACCGAACTACGCCATTCCATACCCAGAGCCAACGGATTTTGTTACTGATGGCGCACAGGCAATGGAAAACATTGCCGAAAAGGTTGATGGCATTTTGTCCACAGGTGCGGCGGCACGCAATCTGTTGTACAACGGTGCAATGCAAGTTCAACAACGTGTTAGTGGCACAACTGCTGTTACTGGAATTACTGGTTCTGACTATTACACGGCAGACCGTTGGCGTACTGCGTTGGCAACCCTTGGAACTTGGAGTCAATCGGTTGACACCGATGTACCGACTGGTTCAGGTTTCCGCAAATCGTTGAAGATGCTTTGCACTACCGCAGATGCGAGTCCTGCTGCTGGCGACTTGTTGTTAGTGCATCAGATTCTTGAAGGACAAGACCTTCAAGCAATCAAAAAAGGAACGTCATCAGCACAATCATTGTCGTTGTCATTTTGGGTGAAATCAAACATCAGTGGGACATACGTTGTTGAACTGCTTGATACCGACAACAACAGAACTTGCTCAAAATCTTATGTCATCAATGCAACTGGAACATGGGAATACAAAACGGTCACGTTTCCAGCCGATACAACAGGTGCATTTACAAATGACAACAACTCGTCGCTGGAAATCTCATGGTGGTTAGCCGCAGGTTCCAACTTCACAAGTGGTACTTTGCAGACAACGTGGGGTTCATTGACAAATGCCAATCGTGCCGTTGGTCTTGTCAACCTTGCATCGGCAACAAATAACTATTGGCAAATCACTGGCACACAGTTGACAATCGGAACTGTTGCAACGCCTTTTCAGTTCAAGACGTATGCACAAGAGTTGGCTGAATGTCAACGGTATTACTGGAAATGGGTTAGCAAAAACGCTGGCGACCTGTATGTTTCCGTGTATCAACCAGCAAGCAGTTACTTCTATCATCATGTTCCCATGCCTGTCACAATGAGAGCAAGACCTAACTCGGCATCATTGAGTGGTTCCGTGTCATACGTCAACACACCTGCTTATCCAAGCGTCTATGACCGTGGTGACAGTTGGTTGATACTCATTTCACAAGTCAATAGCGGTATTAGTGCGGCAAACCAGAGTGCATGGTACTCCGTGAGTACAAGCACCACTCTGATTCAGGACGCTGAACTCTCATGATGTTCTTTACCAAACAAACAGACGTGATTGCTGTGAGTGACGGTGCCTCGTTTCATTTTGACCCGACAGTGGACAACGCCATTAGCAGACAGTATGCGGAATGGTTGGCAGAAGGTAACGAGCCGCAAGAATGGCAAACAGAAACGGACGGTGAGTAATGGCTGGCGCAGGCATCAAACTCTTTACTGATGGCAGTATTCTCACCGCCGCACAGGTCAACACTTATTTGCAAGACCAAGTCATCATGCGTTTCGCTAATGCGGCGACTCGTGATGCGGCGTTTGGTGGTGTTGGTGAACCACTGTTGGCAGAAGGCATGTTCTGTTATCTGGACGACACGAACACGTTGCAGTCATACAACGGCAGTGCATGGGTGACAGTTGCAAACACAATCAATCCTCCTGCATTGGAACTGATTACAACCACAACTGTTACTTCCTTAGGTGGCACAGCCGCAACAGCCACAAATGGAGTTGTTTCTATCGGTACATCAAATACAAGTGTCACGATTGCAAATGCTTTTTCGGCATCGTATGACAACTACCGAGTAATCATCACTGGACTAGCAATGAGTAGCGGTGGCGGCGGTTTACGGTTCACCCTTGGGTCAACATTTCCTAGCAGCAACTGGTACGCAGGTGGCTATTACGTCAACACGTTGACTCCTGCTGTAACCGCAGTTGGCAACAACAACACTGGTTTCATCAACATCGGTTCAACCACGTCCTCGTATGCGTACAGCAACTCATTTGATGTTCTTCTCCCGTTCTCGCTGAATCGCACATACATTCCGCATCTAATGTCGTATGCAGAAACAGCATTCGTTGGGCAGATTTCTGCATGGCATAACGCAGATACCTCATACAACGGATTTGTGATTTATCCAGGAACCGGCACACTTACTGGTGGAACAATCCGAATCTACGGATACCGAAATAGCGTGTGATGCGTTGGCTGGTGTTTTTGCCAGCAGCGATTTTGTCTCTTTACTCAACAACTGTTGAGGCGCAAGAACCGCCAACAGGTGTGTTGGTCACGGTGTATGACAACTGGACACAGTGGAACGAATACAACAACGCACCGCCATTACCACCAACAACACGCATTGCCGGCATGGTTACGCAACAACAAGTGCTGAACAACTTTGATGCACAACCGTTGTTTGATTTGTATGAGGATTTTGTTGTCCGTTACGAAGGGCATTTGACCGCACCTTCAACTGGTGCAGTGCAGTTCATGGCACAAGCGGACGACGGCACACGCCTGTTCATCAATGACGAGTTGGTGACGGACGATTGGTACGACAAGGGCGGTGGCGGTTCTATCAGCGCACCCGTGGACTTTACCGAAGGGGTGTCACAACCTTTCACGTTGTGGTTCTACGAGAACGGTGGCGGTGCGTGGGTGCAACTGTGGTGGTTGATTGATGGTCAATGGGAGATTGTGCCTGCGTCGGTGTTCACACAAGTGCCTGTATCAACAACCAGCACAACGAGTACCACAACCACACTGCCAACGACCACCACAAGCCAAACAACAACCACTGTGCAAGTTGTGCCAACCACTCAACCAGTTGAGCCGTCAACAACAACAACGCCCATGCCAACAACCACAGAAACAACGTCCGTGACAACGACGACGAGCGTGGAAACTTCAACGACCTACCAGCCCAGTGAGAGTACGGCGATGCCGAGCAGTACCGCACCAACGGCGATTATTGACCAAACTGTTATTTCTTCCACGTCAACGACCCTACCAGCCACAAATACAACCACTGTTGTTGTTCGTCCGTCAGTCTCACCGAATCTCACAACGACAACGCAAGAAACAGCCACCACAATCGCCCCTGTTGCGACAACCACCACGATTCAGGTGCAAGTACCCCAAGAGGGGTCAAACGCCGCAGAAGCCGTTACAACGGCTCTGGTGGGGGGTGTCTCAAATGACGAGGCGAAAA